TTTTCCTCTCTCCTGCTGGAGAGTTTAATGAGAAATAGATTCGATGAAGTACAAGCCCCCAGCGGCGGTTCATAAGCCCCGTCGTATTTGAACTTGTCAATTGGATCAACTACCAGATTTTACTTATTTAGAAAGGAGAAAGGTATGCACGAGTGTGTTTTATGTGGCGACGAGATCGATGTCCAAGCGAACGGTTGGGCTGGTGGTCATAACGCGCAGCCGTTAGCTGACGGACAATGTTGTAGTAATTGCAACGGATTAGTAATTATTGCTCGGATGCGTCAAGCACAAGAGTATGCAGAGGAGGCCGTATCGTGAGTGATATTGATCGCGCACGCGAGTTACATGACGCTGCCGAGATCGAACGTATCCACGGTGGTGAAGAACCAGAGCGAAAGCAACATTATGTCAAGGTCGAGTTTTTAGTTGACGCTCATAGTAAAGACGATGCTATGGAGCGGATTACAGAATACTTGCCAGAACTTATGCCTTACAGATCTGCGGAAGATCAGATTGATTGGGAGATCCTGGAGATAAACGAGGAGTAAAAAAGTGAAGAGGACGAACGATCAGTACGTTAATACAGTTCTTGAAGTAGCCGAAAGACTCGCTGACGAATCAGATTATGAAGATAATCTCGCACCGAAGTTGACGGAGCTGTTGAATTATTTATATGAAACTTTCCCGAACCTCGAGTGGGTTGACGATAAGAAAGAGGCCTAGTCGCGTTAGTGCTTTACTTTCGCGTTAGTCGTAAGTACCTTATATATACCGCGCCGCCTACGGGCGCGGATAACTTAGAAAGAAGAAGGAGACAGAAATGTCATTATCACATAGAGATGTGCAGGATGTATTACAAGAGTATATCGAGCACCACCACGGCCTTAGCCACGATATTGCTTACCATTTGGTAAAAGCAGCCGAGGCTTGTGCCACTGAAGTCGCGATACGCGCCGACTTATTCCCCAGAGACGCTTCAGTAGATTTTCCAGAAGTTATTAGCCTCGCCCAATTTTATAGTCAGATAGACCCGCTTAGGAAAACGATATTCGACGATAACAAGTCGGGACGTATTTACGACGAGATAAAGTTTCGACACTTTTACCAATGGTTAGACGAGAAAGCTGAAAGTGACGAGTACGGTAACGGTCGTAAGATTTCATTACGTGACGCGCTAGTCGGCACCGACGCTTACGACGCAGCGTTTCCGAAAGCCGTAGTTGAGTTTCGTCCTGTTGAGACTAACGACGACGACGTCGACGAGGATCGGTGCGAAGCAGATTATGCAGACGAGTACGTCCGAGATGCCTAAGCGATACAAAATGCTTCGTAACACTAAACCAAAGCAGCGGCTATTTACGCCACTAAAACCACGGGAGCCTCGACCAGAGGCTCTTCGTGAGATTAATTACCCGTCTCGACCAGTAACTATGGATTGTACTAGTCGCCGTGACGATCGCCCAGTAACAAAAGCGACGATCGCACCAGCGTATAACAAAGGTGCATATCAAGTGATACCCGAGTCGGATATCGAACACATCGGAAAGTAGAAAGGAGACGATATGTATTGGATAAGTAAGAAAGATCAAGGGCTTGGTATAGCCCTAGGGAAAAAGCGTTTACGCGATTTCAAACCAGTGGAAGGGTGCGAGTATTACGTTCGCACTAGTAGAAAGTCGCCAGACTTTTGTGATTTTGTGCCTGTTTACATCGGCAAAAACGGCAAGCTCGTTAAGACCGATACAGCCTCGACGGGGTGGTTTTGATATGAGAAATGAAAGTAACGAAACGCCATTCGACGTAGCACGAGATAAAGTACTTACGAATATGGCTTGGGATATCAAAGCAGACCACGCCGACCTTGATGAGAATACGAGCGCGTTTGATAAACAAGTGCTACGCCAGCAGATTAAAGAATACGAAAAGTTGGTTTACCTGTACCACCACGATAGCGACGGTACGATTGAAGCCCTAGTCGTTTAGTGCTTTACTATCGGGGTACTCCTAAGTACCTTATATATAAGCGCGGTATACGCCGCGCCGGATTACTAAACGATAGAAAGGAGAAAGGTATGATTGAAACAAAAACCGAAAGAGTGTCTATGCAGACACTTGCTTATCAGCTTAGGGATGACTTGAAACCTGTTAAGAAACTTTTTAATAGTTTTCAGAAAGATAACGAGTTTCTCGAGATGAGATCGTATTACTTCCCACTTAGTAAAATTGATTCGTGTTTAAGAGCGCATAAATTAGAACACGATTACGTTACCGATTACTGTCCCGAAACAGAAACGTATAGACCGAAAAAACGGATTGTAATCGACGTGAGCGATGATTACTTAGACGACGATCCAAAGTCGTTAGAAAACCTTACCGACGAAGATTTCGAGGGTAATGTGTTTTCAATGTGGGACGGGTTGATACAAGTTGACTTCGGGTTAGGGGAGACTTATTCGAGAGGGTTTTTAATTACTACAGGGGAAGGGTTGAAATATCTCAAAAACCGATACCCTGATATTCACCGTGGATTAACCCAAAGGGCCGACGGTACGTTAGACCAAGGTTCATTTAGTATCGACGGATATAAATATGAAACGTATAAACACCCTTCGATAGCATCCTGGAGAAACACCGAACGTAAGTATTTTAAAGGAGAGTGGGTCGACGGAGAGTGGGTCGACGGGTGTTGGAAAGAAGAACGCCATATTGATTACGAAACAGATAACTTTGTTTGGTGGTTTTACGAATGGAACGTAGACGGTATCGAGTTGATCGAGTGGGAGCGAGGAGCACGCCAAACGATTCCTAGCGCCCGTAGCGACGAAGATAAACAAAAGATCGAGGCTTATCTGAATACGGTTGACGGGAAACAGATACATAAAGTATTAGCGCATAGTGTTCAAGGACAGTCTAGACCACTTAGTATCGAAACAGATTTACTTAGAGAGGTGTATAAACAGATAGACCTCACCGCTCTGTTGATGAACTGGTACTAAAGACCCACGGAGGGGGCGGGATTCTCCCCGCCCTCGCTTTACTGCTTTACTTTCGCGCTATTCGGCCCTACCTTATAGCTACGGGTTTTTACGCCCGTAGATTTTTATAACATAGAAAGGAAGAAAGGTATGAGAAGAAACGAAGTAGCAGCCGCGATTGCTCAGATGGAGTTGAAAAATCTGACAAGAGAACAGCTCGCAGTAATGCGCCATTTATCAGAAGAAGCAGAAGCTGGTTTCGATGAGAGAATACGTCATGCGGAGGATAAGTCGTCCAAGGATCTTTGGATAACATGTGCTAACGCAGCATTCGTACTGACCGACCGAGTGCTGACAGAGAGTCTAAGTCGCAGAGACTAAGTTACCACGGATCGTGATTAGCCCGCCTCGAGCGGGCTTTTTTGTGCCTATTAAAACGATCGGAGATATCACTGATATTGTCTATTTAGAAAAAAAACTTTTTTAAAAAAAATTAACAAAAACGACTAATAGAGTAATAGAAGTAATAGATTAGTGAAAGAATGCAATGGATACGAGGGACAGGGGACGTGATGGGTGAGAACGAAAAGTAATAGAAACTATGAGTTCTATTAGTTTGAGAACAGAGAATAGATATGAGAGGCCGCGAGCGAAAGTTTTACTTTTTATAAATTATATTATTTTCTAGAATAAAGAAGACACTCGGACAACCCTCGGAACCATTGATGAAAGACTTACAGTACACTGCGATGCTGCCTGCTGACGACGGGAATGGATACATCGACCCTGATGGTAAGAGATGGCAACCACTAAATCCGAAGCAAAAGAAGTTCGCACGAGAGTATCTTAAAGGACAGAATGCAACGGAAGCAGCGGTAAAGGCTGGGTATACAAAGAATCGAGCCGCAGCTAAACGCCAAGGCAGTGTGTTACTGAATCACAACCCACTTCTCAGAAACTATCTGATCGACCAAGAGATCAAGGAGGCGGAGAGGGATAGGGTTTCGATGGAGGGCCACCTCACCGCGCTCCACGACTTGCGTGAGGAGGCACGGGAGCAGGGGCAAATCAACGCAGCGATTACGGCAGAGATCCACCGAGGGAAGGTCGGAGGACTTTATATCGATCGACGCGAGGTACTGACCGCAAAGATCGACATGCTCTCAAAGGATCAGCTGATCGATCGACTCGGACAACTTATCACTAAGCGCGTACCGCAAACGATCGAAGGACAGATTACGAATCGGATCGGATCGACCGACGGATCGACTGATCGATCGATCGATCGATCGACTGTATTAATTGAGCGAGAGAAGGATTGACCCGCCCACCCACCACGATTCATTGACGGATTGACCGAGCGACCGACGGCGACCGACGGAGCGACAGATGCAAACGGTTAGAATTAGGCGCGACAGATTATAACGGTTAGTTTAAGTCCCAACGGTTTTGTTAAGTATCGTCATTGTCCAGGGCGGCGCGGCCCCTGATCCAAACTGTTAGATTAAGTGCTAACCATTTTGTTAAGCCGCGACGGTTAGGTAATTGATTAGGTAATTGATTAGGTAATTAGCTGACTAATTAATTGCTTGCATAGGTAGGCAATGTGCGTATAATCCATTGCATGGCAAGGCACCTTCGCCCGTAAGACCATTAACTAGGAAAGTATGTAATGACTACTTCTAACAAGCCAACCGCTCAGGCTAAAAAAGAGCAAACAGTCGCGCAAGCTATCGCTAACGTAGACGCTAAGAAGGCAATACCTATGCCTAAGCTAATGACTACTGGCGGTAAAGGGTCAGGGGGCGACTATGCTTTTGACCTCGCTGCGGTACAGCGTACAAAGTTATCACCTCAATTAGCCTATACCATATATGGCTACGTTCACTTATTGAATGAGCGCGGACTAGATGCAGGTGCTGAACTATCCGTTGAAGACCTTAACTCTGTCGTTATTAAAAAGCATTGGGTAGAGAATGGTGAGGATAGGTACTTGTGGGTTGACCTAAGCACTGGTAACACCGTCACCTATAAACAAGACGTTAGTGCCTGCCTTACCTGCTCAGGTAATCAGACTCGAATGAAAGCTATTAGGATTACCAAGTAACCACTAACCAACTAACTAAGGGGCGGCTAACCACCGCCCCTTTTTTTATCTGTTAGCTAACAGCTTTGCTAAGGGGCGCGGCCTACCGCATATGCTAACGGTTAGGCTAAGGGGGTATACCCCCCAAAGTGCCGCAAGGCACCCGCCCACCCACCACTACCTTGTTCCTGCCTCTTTTTCCGCTGTAGTTTTACTCTAGGTTCCCTACCCATAAATTTTGCGTAATGTGCGTTTTATGCGCGATAAATTTTTTGCGAAAATTTTTTTACAAAATTTTTTTAGGGTAGCGAGGATAGTGATTAGGGAGTTACGATTCGCATATGGCTGAGAAAAAGAAAAAAGATTCTCGTTTAGAACGCGCAGGGGTTAGTGGGTATAACAAACCGAAGCGTACCCCGTCTCATCCTAAAAAATCCCATATCGTTGTCGCTAAAGAAGGCGATAAAATAAAAACGATCCGGTTTGGGCAGCAGGGTGTAAAAACTGCTGGTAAGCCGAAAAAAGGCGAATCCGCAAAACAAAAAGCCCGTCGTAAAAGTTTCAAAGCTCGTCACTCTAAAAATATTGCTAAAGGTAAAATGAGCGCGGCATATTGGGCAGATAAGGTGAAATGGTAATGGACGATATGCAAGCCGTTTACGATGAAGAATTAGGTCGCGGTCGCGGCGGGTTAATGTCGTTAATGCGGGGGATGGGTGATTTTACCGTTGGGGAAGATGTAATGAACAATCTCCCTGATATTTTAGCGATGTTGCGTGATACAAATAAAGATACCCTAACGATGCGGCAAACCGAAGAAATGGGTGAGCCGAACGAATTAGCTGTTACGTTAAGTAATACTCCAGGATTAGAATCGTTATTAAGTGACGAACTTGGTATGGCGTTAGGAATGGCTAGTCCTGGAAAAAAAGTAGGGATGGCGAAAGAAGGTTTAGAAAGGTTTTTTAAAATGCGTGACGAATTATTTGACGAAAGGGCTACAGATTTTTTCGAAGGGCCAGCAGGCGAAAAAGCGATGAAAATCGACCGCCGTATGATCCAACGTATGATGGATGAAGATCCGAAAGTTGGCCCACGTGGTGAATTTAATCGTCGTTTAGAAGAAGGCGAAATGTCGGAAGAATACGAAAGAGCGTTACGCGAATACCAAGATTTTATGAACCGTCAAGGCGAATCAGGTATACAAAAATTACGTAAAGATATTTTTAGTGATCCAGAAGAATTAGCTGGTGGCGGTCGTCCAGGACTGTACGCAAATATCGCCGCGAAACGTCGACGTATAGCTGCGGGGTCTGGTGAAAAAATGCGTAAAGCAGGATCCGAAGGAGCGCCGACGAAAGAAAATTTCCGACAAGCCGAAACGACTGCTAAAAAAGCAGCAGGCGGTGCGTTAAGTTACGCGAAAGGTTATTACGGTAAATCGTATAAATGAGTACGGCGATATTAGATATCCAAAAGGCAAAACTTAGCGGTATACAAGATTTTGTAAGTGCTTTATCTAGGTCACAACCGAACGGCCCATCGCCGTATATTAATACGCATCACTTTTCTCCTGGTGTTTATTTACGAGCTTATTTCGCGTTAAAGGGTTCAGTCGTTGTAAGTCAAATACATTTACACGAGCATTTAACAGTTATCGCTAGTGGACATTGTCGTGTCGTTTCTACTATGCAGGGTAAAGAACAAGTAGACGTTTATAAAGATTTCGCGATTATGACAACGCCCCCGCATACGAAACGAGCTTTGTATTTTTTAGAAGACACTACGATATTTTGTGTATATCCCAATCCAGACGACTGCCGAGATATACCTGAGTTAGAAAAAAGATTAGTCGTTGATACTTTCGAGGAGATTGTATAATGGTTTTTGCAATTACTGCCGCTGTAGTTGGCGGTGCGATAGGCGGTAGGAATCAACGTAAGGCTCAAAGAAGGGCAGAAGAAAACCAACGCTTTCGTGATTTAATAGAAGGATCTGCGCCTAATATCGCGGGTGTAAAAGAAATCGTCCCAGAAGAAGTAATAGGTAGTGAAGTCGCTGGGTTAGAAGCAGCGTTAAAAGCGATGGATTATCAAGGCGGTCAACCGCCGGTTCCAGGAGAAGATGCCGCTATGGGCGCGATGCCTACGGATCTATCTGAAGAAGAGTTAATGATCTTAATTGAATCAGGCGGGTTAGAAGGGTTAATGCCTCAAATGGCAGACGGTGGGCCGGTAGGTACACCTAGCGATGTTTATTATTTTGGTGTCCCGCAAATTATGGGGATGATGCAAGACCCCGATCCGCAAATCCAACAAGTCGGTATGCAATTAGCTGGTCAAATGGAAGCGATGCCCGATGCGGGGATGGTGCCAGCAACCCAAGATCAAATACGCACGATGGCTTACGGTGGAGCAATATCCGAGGAACGTCTTAATAACGCAAGATTAAGATAAATGCCTGCTAAAAATCCTCGCATCCCTAGGAAAAAAGGGCAACCTGCGAAAAGTAAAAAACATAGCGATTTATATACGGACGAAGATCCGAAAGGTACGATCCACGGATTAAAATTTGCAACCGTAAAAGATGCCCAAGCGTCAGTAGCTAAAATTAAAAAAGCTAAAAGAACACCTGCTCATAAAATCCAAGCAGCAATAGCGATGGAACAACGAGCGAAAGCAGCAGGTAAAACTAGCGCAGCGCAAGTTTATCGTCGTTATATCAATGCAAACAAAAAATCCTCTAGAAAATCTTAAAGGTGTAGACCTATCGCATCTGTCGAAAGCAGAAGCGAAAGAATTTACGCTTCTTTTAGAAGAATTAGAAAAGCGTGAAAAGCGTGAAAGTTCGATGGCGTCGTTTTACGATTTCGTTAAAACGATATGGCCAGAGTTTATCGCGGGTGCTCATCATAAAAAGATGGCCGAAGCATTCGATAAAATCGCGAACGGTGAATCTAAACGGCTTATTATTAATATGCCACCACGTCATACGAAATCTGAATTCGCTTCGTACCTGTTCCCTGCGTATTTATTAGGTAAAAGACCTAAACTCAAAATTATTGAAGCTACGCATACCGCTGACTTAGCGATTAATTTCGGTCGTAGAGTTCGTGACTTAATTGAAAGTGACGATTACGCAGAGATTTTTCCTGCTACCCAATTAAAAGCCGACTCCCGTAGCGCGGGTAAATGGACTACATCGCAAGGTGGTGAATATTATGCGGCGGGTATAGGTGGTGCGTTAGCGGGTCGTGGTGCTGATTTGTTTATTATTGACGACCCTCATTCGGAACAAGATGCGTTTTCGGATAAAGCCTTAGAAGAAGCGTACGAATGGTATCAAACTGGGCCTCGTCAGCGTCTACAACCAGGAGGTGCAATCGTTATCGTAATGACTCGTTGGTCTAAAAAAGACGTAACGGGTAAATTAATTAAAAAAATGGCTAAAGAAAAAGGTGGGGATGAGTGGGAACTAATAGAATTCCCTGCGATATTACCGTCAGGTAAATCGTTATGGCCTGAGTTTTGGTCGTTAGAAGAATTAGAACGTACGAAATCAGCAATCCCTCCGTCAAAATGGGCAGCGCAATATATGCAGCGGCCTAC